ACTTTTTAACTAAAATTGCGGCCTCTCGCATGGGCCGCAATTTTGCTTATGATCGTATAAACTTACGCCAAATTTCCTCACGGTTTGTCCAAACTGAGTATCTTAGACTAAAGATTGAGTAGTCCAGCGCCCAGTCGGCGAGTAGATTGGTGGGTTCTAAAAGGATGGTATCTTTCATAAGAACTCCTTATATTTATTATTCAAGTATACACTCCACGCGATTAAGCCTTGTGATTTGTATATCCTGTAGGCGCAGCTGACGTTTGTTGCTAGATCGTGACTATCGCATTTTTCGCGTCCCGGTAATATCCTCACCTGAAATACCGATACAGAGTAGCCATAAGTTCGCCCATTCTGTTCGTATATCAGCGAGGTATCACCAGTCGCGTCGATGCGGCAGTGACTTTCTGCTTGTGCTATGGCGACCATTGTGTTGACATCCCAATCGTATTTTGAGGCTTCTCGTCGTACTAGGTCGCATTGTGTAGGTGCTGAAACCATTTTGCTACTGTCAGCAATATGGTCTGTAGCTTGCGTAGATACGTCTGATTGCGTTTTGAGGGCAACGGGCGTATCTACTTGCTTGATTTTGGGCTTAACTTGGTCACGACGCTCATATCGCTGATGACTGATTGTCGTGCGTCACTGTGAAGATTAATGCTAGCGAAATAGCCACCGATTAATCCTGCTATTGTAAAGATAAACGCCGTGATAGTGATTGTCTTTACTTTTTCCCAATTGATCTTGCCTTTTCCTGTTGACATTCTAGTGTCTCCTCTGTTTGTTCGGCAGCTTTTACCCAGACACCTTGAAGCTATTTCGACTCTTAGCTTATCGAGTCTTGGAATGGATTGCACATTCTACTAGTTTGATCGTCCAGGTAGGAGCTGCCGAATTGTTAGTTGCTTGTGATCCCTTCTATTTGGATCTGAATCAAGCTTACCATAAGCGTGTGCTATTTGTCAAGAAGAATCTTTACTTTTCTCGTATATTCATCGATTTTACCCTTTAAATCCACGGTGCTAATCTTTGCTGGATTGACTGACTTCATGCCAAGTTCATCTACGAAATCCCGCCCGTAAGTGTCAATCATGAAAAGGGTATACTTTATATAGTTCCCTTTACGATAGAGGTTACAGACGACGCATTGAACGTGACAATTATCTTCATCCCACCGGGTCGGGTACCTGCCCCGTGAATAGTAGTGGCCGTTCTGTAGTTGCTTCCATGATTTTATATCCCCACAGGTAACGCATTTAGCGACTAGTTCGCCATTTAGTTCAAAGGCATTTCGGAGCCGTATGTATCTTGAGAAAATGGCGTCGAAGTCTTTGACAATCTTTTTTCGGCTAACGGTTGGGCGTCTTGTTACTTTCTTAACTGGTCGGGGCTTGGGATACTTCTTTGGTCTTTTCTGGCAAAATGCAGCTGTGTGGTATACGGAACCACACAGCTTGCAAGGGTTTGACCGGATAGTCATCTAAGCTTCAACAGCTATTAAATATGATTCTACTGACATCCCAAAAGCATGAGCTTGGCAAAGATCAGCGTCTTTCTTCTTACCTATTTCTGGTTCGATCCACTCAATGTAGTACTTACCTTTAATACTTGGATGTTCCATTTTCATGCAGTATTCCGTCTCTCCAGTGTCCATGAAATTATCCACCTGGTAAAGTACTGTGGGTTCATTCAGACTGAATGGGAAATACTCGGCGCATTGATCTTCACCGAATTGCTCTAAGAGTTTGCCGTACTTCTTGCCTGTAGCTATTTCCTTGGCCTTCATCTGTTCGAGTAACCTGTCAGCTCGTAACATCTGGATCGCCACCGCTCGCTGATCGGCCCCTAAATCCATCTTGGCTAGTTCTGGCAAAGTTAGCTTTTGGCTGACAATCTTTTTCCATACTGGCTCTTCAAATGAAACACCATGCAAGAACCATAATTTATAGCCGTCACGCCACTCAATGGCTGGGAGTTGGTCAGAATCAAGATTATGTCCTACGTCGCGTCTAACTCCGCTAGGTCGTCGGCAAACGATCGCAACATTATCGAGGAAATTACCGTAAAATACGCCACTTCGTAGGTAATCAAGATATATTTTCAAATCCTTGTGTTTTGCAATGCCGATTTGTGCGTAAAAATCAAGGTACGCACCCCAACCTGAATACCATCCACCAACGTTATAAGCGACAGGAAATACTTTTAATTCTTGGGAGCGCACTTGGGAGTCCACTTGGGAGTCCACTTGGGAGTACACTTGGGAGTGCACTTGGGAGTGCACTTGGGAGTCCACTTGGGAGTACACTTGGGAGTACACTTGGGAGTGCACTTGGGAGCGCACTTGGGAGTCCACTTGGGAGTCCACTTGGGAGTCCACTTGGGAGTACACTTGGGAGTGCACTTGGGAGTACACTTGGGAGTCCACTTGGGAGTACACTTGGGAGTGCACTTGGGAGTCCACTTGGGAGTACACTTGGGAGTGCACTTGCTTAATAGCACCCTCATTATAAAGGATATTAGCAGCGTATTGTACAGCCAAAGGGCTATCCACAAAGATGACTATTGGTTTTTTCAAATCTGCTAACTCATACATCCATTCAATACCATTTCTAGCATCAGTTTCATTGACCTCATCACCACCCGTCAGACAATCAGTGATCCATTTGTCTTTTGTGACAATCATCAAAGACTCTTGTTCTGGTGTCAATTTTTCTAGTTTCTTGAGAGTAGCCATATCAGTCAAACACAGCCCTTCGCACCTTCGTGAAAGGGTCGTATTCGAGTTTACGACTAACCTTATAGATACCAGGAGCAACTACCTTAGTTTCGTGAATGTCGTGCAGTTTCTTATGTGTGACTTTGGCCTCAAAGGTATTAGTGAAGTAGATTTCACCATCTTGCACAAGTATATCGAACTCTTGGCCTCTGACGGCTTCGAGGACGTGGTGGTGCCCCGTTTCTGAATGTCCAACGATATATTTTGTATAGCGCTTAGTTTTACCCTCTGGCATTTTTTCGATAGGAACGATTGCATTTTCTCCGTGTAGTATTGGTCGTTTGATATTGTCTTTCATATTGTTCTCCTTATTTATTAGTTGTCTTCATTTTAGCATTTGGGGGGGTTGGGATATAATCACCTATCTCCAAACACCTGTATGATCGCCCTTATTAGCATCAGAATAACCACCGCCACAAATATATCTGCTGGTACTTGCAGCCCGTTATATATACCGACAATTAGTGCTAGTATAAATACCCAGTAAATTTCCATTATAACCATCTCCCATTTTTTTCAATTTCATTACTAATTCTCATCAACCATTCCTTATCCGTCGCCAGAGGCAGTTCACACCCATTCTCAGCCGATACTTTCATGAACAGGTCAATTGTCTTTGCCATGTCCTCTTTGGACAGGTCGGCCGAACTTTTCCAGAACTCACGACCTTTTTTCTTGTATTTGTAGGTGTATTGATTGACCTCCTTGTAGATTATTTTCGCTTCTTCCAGGGTGTAGCCGAAATGTTGGCCGAACGCACCGAGGAGGAGATGTAGGTATGCGTTTTGATTTAATGACCGTCGTGGGCTTACCTTTTTTATTTCCACCACAGCATCAGTAACAATCAGCTGGGCTAGGTAGATGGAGGCTTGTTTGGACTCGTCGGGGTTTTTAAGGTCGTATTTCACAGCATATCCTGTGCAAACACTAGTTCGTCCAGCTTTTTAATCAGCGAGGGTTCATCAGTAAAGTAATGTTTTGTACTAGTTTTGTCTATCAGACCTGTATGATCGTAGTGCAATTTAGCAGCCCATAACATGCCGCTACCAGGGTATACCGCTAGAATTATACCCTTAATATTATCTTTGACGTTCCACTGATATTGCGAGCATTTAATACACAATAGCCCGTTATCCCTTGCATATTTCTCTAATGACTTAGATAGGGACTTGAGCATTGCATAGTCGGTTTTTGGTTTACGACTCATTCCCGTACTCCCTCATTTTAACTTAGAATGGAATTTCACTTAAATCAATTGGTTTGTCGTCTATGTCTTCGATGACGACGTCTTCACTGGTTGTACTCATACGATCAGCCTGTTGTTCGTCAGTTGGCTGTTCACCATGATCGGATACTAAATCGGCTAAGTCCGCATCTGCTGATGTAGTAGCTCCCTTTTCAACAAGGACTGCTGACAAACTCGCTGATGTACCTTTGCCAAACTTATTGTCATAATCAAACGCTTGAGCGATGAATGCGATCGTAGCTCCATAGCCAAGATTCTTTTCATCTAATCCGTTAAGTCCTGCAAACTTAGTGTAGTCGTTAATTTTAAAGGCGTATTGGATAGTTTTATTACCATCTTTCACATACTCTTTGAAGTTTACTTTACCCGCAGCGTCGGCTTTACCAATGTTGTTTTCTTTAACCCACTTGGTAATGGCTGCCTTCACACTCTCGGCAGTAGCATCGATTGTTATACTCTTACCGAAGCCGTCGTCAACGAGATTAGCGAATATAACTTTCATCCCACCTAGTTTAATTTTTGGGTCTGGTTTATTTGACATCTTTTACTCCTTTACTTATATATTTATCAACTTCTAACAGTTGCCAAAACTCAGGGTACGCTCGTACCTTTGGTGGTCGAGGATACTCACCACCATTTAACCAGATAGCCATGTCATAAGCCCGCTCAAAATCTTCAAACGTATCTTCACTCTTAACAATAAACCATCCCTTACCTGTTGTAGGTATGCCGTTTTCGTCAGTCTTGACTCGCATGCCCTTGTGAGCAGACCCCAGATAGAGGATATAGCAGGCATAGATCTCTTCGTCGTAGCTCTGTTCAATCGCCCGCTTATAAGCCTCCACTTGTAGGCTATTTTTCTTACTGGCCACTTTACTTGTCTTAAAGTCTATTAGTATTCGCTTTCCGTTAATTGTCGCAACAAAGTCAAGCGTACCTGCAAATTGGAACTTCTCGTCAGTAAACGCTACGACTTGTTCGGTTCGATAATCGGTAGGCTGAACAGTCCTATAGAAGTCCATAAAGGCCTCAATGGAATCTCTCTCACGTTTACGTTTAAAAGTGAGTGGAATTACTTTTTGAGCAAACAATAATGTTTCGATGGCTTGGTGGACATTTGAACCGCGTTCCTGTGCATCTTCTAAAATTGCTTGGCCTTCTTCGGGTGTTTTGTTCTTCCACCAATTGATAAGTCCAGACTCTGCCGGGACGCCCATAGAAAGAATAGTCGTCACACCTATGATCGGTTGACCATCTATTTCATAACTGTGCCCAAACTCATCTTCGTAACGAGTAACCTCAGTTTGCTTTAGTTTGTAGGTAACTTGCTTAGGTTCTTGAGGTGCTGTAACAAACAATTCTCCCTCTGTGGTAACTTTTATATCTGTCATTACAAAGTCTCCTCATTATCTTTTTCATCAACGATCTCCTGCGCCTTTTCGACTAACTCCTCAAACTCATTGCGCTTTGATAGCAACCAGTTTGCATCCTCGTAGTTGTTGAGGTCGTAACCTCCTGCTTCAATTACTTCCAAGAGAGATACACTCATTATAGTTCCTGCCCATACATAAGTTCGTAATATTCTAGTTGTTCGTTCATTCTTGTAATCCCTTCTATTTGATTAACTCTACCCTTACTTTAGCACACGCTTATGGTGATGTAAAGTCTAGATTTTGTAAGCCCCTTTATTATTTAAGATTCTGCCTACCGAGGATTCACTGATCGAATATTTTTCAGCAAGTTTTCTCTTTTGCCCCCATTCTCCCGTATACTCTCCACGTATAGCATTTAAAGTTGAGGTGCCAATAGTCCTTCCCCTACCTACGTTCTTCAGTAATCCTATTCGTGCAGCATGCTGCATATTCTCTTTTGCGGTACACCATTCAAGATTGGATATTCGGTTGTTCAGCTTGTCACCGTCTTTGTGATTAACTTGTGGTTTGTTCTCCAGGTTCGGTATAAATGCCTCTGCAACCAAACGATGTGCCAACTTCTGTCGGTGGACATTTTCTATCAAAAAACGATACCTTGCGTAACCCATGTTGTTTATACTAGAAGAATAGGGAAACCAACTACCCCTCTTCCAGTTGTAATAAACTGCCCCTTCACTACTAATGTATATCCGATAAGTACCGGGTATGAGTTTTCTCTTCATCTCTTCTCCTGTTAAACAAAATAACCGCCCTGGATTCAGCAAGACGGTTATTTCATCGTTCAATTGAATTTTGCTACTGAATCTAGCACTTATCATTATATCATAGGTTTATGCTAAAATTAAAGTAGACCGATCAGAGAGTGGCCTTTTACTTGTAAGAATCTTTTAAGACTCTGTAAAATCCCTTCTTCCTCTCTGGTCAGTCTTTTTTGTTTGCAAGTTTTAGGATTAGTAGTACAATGGACATATGCTTTTATCATTACTAGACATAATGATTTAAGCTAGTACAGATAATTAAATAGAGACACATTACGTGCCTCTTGTTATATGTTTGTGTTTGGTTATCATTACTAGACATATCTATAATAACAAAACCCTGTATGTTGTGCAAGAGTATTGGGGAGTCCCTGACTGTTGGCTTTAGGTGATACTATAAAACAACCTATAAAACAGCTCAACGTTTTAGGCTATCGTACAAGCCTGCTTTATACTGATGGACATAGCTACCTTAACAACTTGGTCTGAGTTAATGGAACTTCTAAGGCACCGTATGGCGCACGATGAGGTAAAGGATAGACAATATCGCCACTGGTAAGGGGAGTTAGTATTCAAGCTATGCCTGATGCCGACCGTACCGAATCCACTCAGGTAATGCTTTAGTAACAACTCCCCGTATTATATGTAGCTTACATTACGGAAAAGGGGTCTATTTGTCGTGGCACCAGTTAGAACAAAAGTGAATAATCTAACATTCTATATGTGAAAAATCTCACACATAAAAACAGCCACCGCTAAATACGGTGGCATCCTGTTTCCTACTGCCCCAGCTTGCGAGTGGGGATAAACTCACTATAGCACGTCATAAGGCTGAATCAACCGCTCATTGACTTCCAGGTCTTCGTATTGGCTTGTCACTTCCTCGTACCGCATGACGATATGCTCAACGTCCCAGAGGCTGACGAGGCCAGATTCTAGCAATTCACCGACGAACTCAGGCGTAATCTCTATGCCTTCGTTAATGATCGCTTGCACGTAAATATCCACGGCGTGTTCGTTTTCATCGACGCCATTACGGTATTCCATGTCATGCGCTCTCTTCGCTACCCATACCTATACGGTGCAGGGTGAGCCTACGTTGCTCAGTGGCTTGTTCAACGGTTATTCCACCAGCTTCAATCACTTCATCTAACATAGCGGCTTTCAAGATGAAATAGCCTACCTGCTCAGGGGTTGGGTGATTGATAGGCGGCATGTAATAAACCTCCGACCGCTCCATGTTACCGTCGCCATTCTCCAGCGCCAAAGAAGGCGAGGATGAATATCACTAGGCCAACGATTGTAGCATAGGGTGCTAAGAACGGAACGATCTGGGCTATCAGGTAGGCGATAAAGCCTACTACAACAGCGATGATAAAACTGACGAGTAAGTTCATATCAGATTTGTGGCCTTTCCTTCACGAAGTAACTTGCCAGAAACGTTATAATCACCGTGATCGACGATGCTACTTCTGGTGGTAGTGCGATGTTAAACGTACCCAGTACGAACACGAATAATATTGTTAGTGACCCAGCGATACCACCGACGGCTACCTTGGTACTTGGTGTGGCGGTCGGTTGGTTGTATGGTTGTCCTTCTATGGTTGTCATAAGTTTTCTCCCTTACTTTCTATTAAATACTGCGGACAGCAGGTTCTTAATCCAGCTGGTGTCCTGTGCCGTCTGGGTAATCTCGTCCTTGGTCGGCTGGTCTATACCGCCAGCTTGGGATTTTAGTTTGTTAAGTTCAGCGACAGCAGCATCACGTTCGGCGGTTCTATCAATGATCTGTTGCTGCCAGTTATCGTTCTTGGCTGTTCTCCCCCAGTTGGCGTAGTCAAGTTCAGCATCAGCCTCTGGGTTGTCTAGCATCGCTTCCAGCATGTTGAGGTCTGTATGACCGACAAAGTTTGCGTTGAACTCATCCCGGCTCATATCACGGCCGCGTATGTACTGCATCGCCTTCCTGTATCGACCGTAGTAGTTATCTGCGTTTGGTATTGGCATATCATCACCTCCATTTAGTTCTATGTATTGTACGGGGTCAATACGTCCTGCGTATCCGTTCTTAAAGTTTGGGGATAGCGGCAGGGCTTCAAAGTGCAGGTGAGCGCCTGTGGCTGCGCCCGTCGAGCCGACAGTGCCGATCAGTTGGCCTTTATCTACATGCTGGCCTTTGTTGACCACCGTGCCTGACAGGTGGGCATAACCCGAGTAGATACCGCCATTATTGAGCAGAACGCAGATACCAGCTGGCGTACCCATCCACGAGTGGTTCTGACCCCATCCCTCGAACGTCACAATGCCTTCATCGGCAGCGTAGACTGGTGTGCCCACTGGAGCTGCGTAGTCTACCCCATCATGTCCGAGATAGCCAAACTGTTTATAGTAGTCTGGATTTACACCGAAACTTTGCGTGATGGGATAATTATCTACTGGTACTCTAAATGACATGTCTTATAATCCTATTAAATTTAATATATCACTAATAAGGGGAAATGTCCTCAAGCCGTTCTTCGGTGTCGCAGAATTTACTTTGTTCTTTTTGGACTTACCAGGGGTACTAGGTTGTGCCGACGGGCTAGACGGCTGGACATTAGGGGTAGCTGGGCTGACTACAGGATTTACCGCTTGGGTTATCGTGAGTGTTTGGGTTTGTCCTGTACCTGTATCCGTGACAGTACAGGTGGTAAAGTCGCTGATATAAAGTTGTGCCCGATTTGGGTTGCTGAAGAATGTCAGGATACACGACAAACTTTTATTGATCTCCTCAGTCGTTTTACCTTGGTTGGCGACGAGTTCCTTTACTCCCTTGAGGGTTTCTTTTTGATTTTGGACTTGCTGTTTAAGCGTTTCCTGCTGATCGTTGAGGCGGTCGGTTGCCTGGATAGCGAAATATGTCAGAGTGCCGGTTGCTGCGAATACCAAACCGAGGACGATATAGAGCATCCGTTCGACTAGCTGGTTCTTCATATAGCTATCCTTGCCACCATGACTGTTACGACGCTACTTATGATGGATGAACCAATAAAGACAAGCACTCCTAATTTTACGTTACCAGTGGCAGAGGATATTTTAAGATCACTGACGTCCTTCTCGATGGGCGTAATGCGGCCAACTTCAAGATCTTCCAGCTTTTTCTCTATCTTGCCCATCTGAGTCCCCAAGGCTATACCTTGCGTGGCTATGTCTTGTTTAAGCTCCAGTCTGAGGGAGTTGATGAGGGCGTAGATGGTGTCGTTGGTTTGGGTCATTACAATGGTACCGCCGATATTCTTCTATTAGTGAAGGACTTCTTTCATGCTCATCAGAGTTTGCCAGCCTTCCGCATTTTTTGGAATAGTGCCCCTGCTACTTTTTTGCCAGCCTCTTTCGAGTCATATTCTTTACTAGCTTTGTCAACGACTTTATCGAAGTTCTTGCCCTTTTCACCCATATCTTTACCCCTACGAGCATCTTTTGTAGCAGTGGCTTTCGACAGGACATTTTTCATATCTTTCATAAGTTCTCCTAATAAAAATAGCCGCCAGTTAGCGACTTGTTGCCTATACCTACATCATAACGTATAATGCGATATATGCAAAGAATCATCGAACCCGAAAAGGGACGTGTTCTGGTAAAACTTGGAGTATCTAAGTACGGTGCTGTTCCTGTGCCCGAAAAAACGTATGACACTGTTAACGAAGGTGAAATTATAGAGGTAAACCCTATTGATAGAAAAGAGTGGGGATATCTAGTCGGACGTATCGGATATTTTAAGGATTACAAAGATGAACTCCGTGTAGTAACCTTACCAACGGGCGAAAAATTAGCGTTAATACCAATAAATGATATAGATGGGACTTCATACGATGACGATAAAAGCGACTGACGTCATAACCGATAGGGACATACTCCAAGAGAAAATAGCTAACGCTAGTGATCAGGTTTATGCGGTCGCAAAGGCAGCCTATGGCCCGAAAGCGGGCAATGTTATTATTGGTTTTAAAAGCGGTGCGCCTTTACTATCTAGGGACGGCGTAACAAATATTAAACGACTGCGCCTACCTGACCCAGTAGAAGACGATATAGCGAAAGTCATCGTGTCGGCATCCGAAAAGAATAACCAAAAGGTCGGTGATGGAACGACTGCTGTTGTTATCTTATCCCACCACCTGTTAAAAGCTGCCCGTAAATTAGAAAGCAAAGGTGTCAATCCTATGGCTGTCGCTGAGAAACTTCGTGAAGCTGAAACGGTTGCTTTAGAGTATATCAATTCGATTAAACTAAAATCTACCGATGAACATTTGCAAAAAGTCGCCACAGTGTCAGCTGGCGATCCAGAACTGGGCGCGATGATTGCTGATATCCTGCAGGAAGTTGGTGTGGATGGCGGAGTAGTAATCGAACAGTACGAAGGATTAGGTGTACATAATGAGATCGTCGATGGTTTTTATTTTAACCGTGGCTATAAGGATACTGCTCTTATCAATGACCAGTCCTCTAACCAGTCCCTACATACCGACGTGGCCATTCTTATCTCGAATAAAGTCTTTAATACGGAAGTGGAACTGGCACCAGTAATTAACGACGTGGTACGTGCTGGATATAAAGAACTAATTATTATTGGTGAAGTAAACAATGCCGCCTTAGAGACTTTGATTATGACACGTGCTAAAGGCCTATTACTTGCTGTTCCTGTTGACCCTCCCTATACAGTTGGCGGCCGTACTTTGTTCTTAGATGATGTTGCCATTAAAACAGGCGCTAAAGTATATGACGGGGTTAATTTCTCAATCGAAGAACATTTAGGATTTGCAAAAGAAGTTTTGGTGACCGAACACTCCACCACGATTATTGATGGTGATAGCGAAAAAGAGCTAGTCACCGAACGCATTAAAGGGCTCAAAGATCAACTTAAAGACGAAGAACATCCACAATCTATCCAATTCATTAAAGATAGATTAGCCCGTTTGACAGGCAAAATGGCCATTATCCGTGTCGGCGGTGCAATCGAGTTTGAACGTGAAGAAGTTAAGTTAAGAGTTCAGGATGCTGTATGTGCCGTTCAGTCTGCGATGAAAGACGGTATTTTACCTGGTGGTGGCTCAACGCTTGCTAGAGTAAAGGGTACCGAATTTGATGAGGCATTTACCCAACCGTTTAAGGCATTATTTGATAACGCTGGTCTGAACCCTGAATCATATCTAGCACGTTTAGACGGTGTTGACGCATGGTTCGGTTTCAATCTTCGTAACATCACTGATAAGCCTGTAGGCATGCTACAAGAAGGTGTTATTGATCCATCACTGGTCATATCGGAAGTTGTCACCAACGCTGTTGCATTAGTAAGGGGTCTTATTACGGCGAGTGCCGCATTGCCTGACCCAGACAAGGAGTAGATGTGTTGCTTTTAGCTGTTGGATTAATTCTAGGACTCACCGTAGGTATCCAAATAGGTCTATACATCCACTGGATAACGGTCAAGCTAAACGACATTTGGAACCGTGACCCCGAACCACCAGCACAAGTAATCACTCCAAAGCGCCCCGGCTATGCTGATGTAAACGAGTTATCGGCTATCGTCACCCCTAAGACACCCGACCAGATAGACCGAGAAGAACAGGAGGCAATACGGAACTTATGAAAACGACAGGCTATATCGGTACAGACGGAAAGTACCACCGTGGCGAAGATAAAGCAATGGGCTTCGATGTCAATTCTACTCATAAAGAATACCGTCACGACATGGAACGAAAAGAATTTGCAAAAGAGATCATCCAACCTTATAAAAACGGTAAAGCCAACTCAGAGTTTATCAAAACCTATCCCGAACAATCCAAAAAGTATTTTGGTAAAGGGGTAATAGAAAGGGCGCAAAGGGAGTTATGAGCAACAAGATTAAAAAGAAACTAGCCGAAACAGACAAGAAATATATTATTGATGATGTTGAAATGGGATATCTGAACGACCTCGACACTGTTCAGCGGTCATTTGTGTATTACCACGATCAACTTAAAACTAACTACCTGCAGCAACTAGCTGTTAGGTTGGGTTATCTACCCAGCGACAAACTGGAATTTACTATTGATCTAAAAGATCCGAAAAAGGAACTAACTATTAAACGGGTAAAAGACTAGCTAGGCAACGCACCAGTAAGACCGCCAAGGACATTTTGGCGTTGACCGGCCGTCCCAGTGCTTTGTAATAGTCCCGGTAATAGATTCTGAGCGGCCTCCGGAGATATGCCAAGAGCTTGACCGAGTTGTGCAGCAAGTGCGGTAGATTCTCCCTGGTAGGCATTTGCAGCGGTCCCAGGAACGAGACCTGAGAGTACACTGCCTATGCCGCTAGCGCCCTGTGCGCCTCCAGCATTACCAAACCCGGCAGGAAGTGCCTCGGTGGCATTCTGGACTAGGGCATTTTTCTGTAATTGTGGGGCGAATGAAGACAGGAATGATGTGGCATTTGGATTAAGTTGTGGCGCTAGCACGGCTTGCGCTTGCATTGCATCTAGGATGGTTTTTAATTGGCTCGGTTGCGTTTGATTCATACTCGTTTCTCCTTGATTTGATGGTAATCCTCCCAATACTGATTGGTTTGTCGGTGCTGCGCCCATACTTGGAACATTTGCAGCAACGACGCCTCCCATACGCCCTAAAGTATTCATGACCTTGCCAGCTTTTTCGTTACCAATAACATTAGATAACTTGGAAAGTGTCCCAGCCCCAGTGACGTTAGCGGCATTAGATCCTAATACCTTGGGGGCAACAAGCCCGGCTGCAAGCCCGAGTGGGCCACCGACAGACATCCCAGCGATAGGTGCACCAACCTTAAATAGGTTAGATATATCAGTACCACCACTTGTATTGGCGGCATGGTTTGCGGCATCGAGTGCTTGGTTGGCGATTACCTCGGGTTTTTGGGCTGTTCGTAGATCGGCAAGAGTATTGGCACCGTTCACCTCGTTCACCTTGGCCTCGTAGTAGGTCGGATTAATCTCTCTGAGCGGGGCAAGCTCATCAATGGCAGTTTGGCGCACCTGATCAGTAATCCCCGTTTTTCCTATGCTCGTGCCTTCACCATAAAGCCCATCTTTGACAGTATTAGATATATTGCGAAGAGCTTTACCCTGTGCCTGAATATTCGGTGACGACGATTTTATCCAGTCTGCAGCCCGTGAATCCATCGCCTTAGTCATATTGAGGGCGTCGAGAGGGTGCTGGGCATTTAAAACCCCATTATCAAAACTATCTAGTGTACCGCCTCCCTTGACAGGAACACGAGTAATCGCACCCTGATTGTATTTTTCTAATTGACCCTGAACGAATTCTTGAACACTTTTTACGGAATTAGAATCACCAGCTATACCGGCATCTCTAACAGCACCTAACACTGTTTCTCCGGGCAAACCCTTCGCTGCTGGAGTAAGGCTACTAAGATCAAGCCGAGTACCCTCATCTGCTGCATTGCGAAGAGAGTTATTAACAGCATTAGTGAGTGCTCCCTCTTGACCCGTAACGACAGGATGAATATCACCCATTTGTCTGAGATCAGTCACGCCGTTCTTATAAAGATACTGCGCGGTGGCGTTATCAAGCGCACCTTTCCCCTGTCCCTCGACAAGAGAGGCAGCTACTTTATCGGCTGCGGGTTTTACAACCCCTTGCGCAATTGCGCCAGCACCCTTAGCGAGTCCGCCACCAACGAGGTTACCAACGGCATTTGTAAGACCAGCACCGATTAGATCTTCGCCTACAGGATTTTCACCGGCGGCCGCTTTGTCCACTGCCTTACCAGCCATGCCACCGAGTCCTGAAAGTGCCGTACTCGCAAGAAGTGAGGCACCTCCCGTCTCGGGTGCCAGTAGAGCACCTAATACCGGGAGTGCAATACCCCCAACGGTAGACCAGAGATCACCAGATTGTTTCGGCTGATTTTCTGGTTGTGCTTGATGCTGTTGGAGCGTCTGGTTAAGTGTGTCAGTAGATACACCTTTTGCGAGGTTCTCTTTAGCCCAATCTGAGTAATCCCCGAACTGATTGGGATCCGGTTGTGCTTGGGCAGGCTGCATTAGTGAATACCTACCTTACCCGCCAGCCAGTTAAGGGGGTCGTTAATAGCGTGATTAGGCGTAGTCAGCCAGTTCCATGCGTTGCCAATCGGGTTACCGCCACTGGCGTTATTAGAGGCGGTAGCATTCTGAACGGGCGCACTGGGTTGAGCACCCTGCGGATTGCCATACCTAAGTTGGTTCTGATAGGACTGTGAACCCATGTAGTTCTGTGTCTGTTGGTTCGTGAGGTCTTGCCCGGCAGCTTGTTTGTTTGCCAGATTTGCCGCTGCATAGGCTTGAGCGGCAGAAGCATAGGCAGCACGTAGTTGACCGAACGTGGCCTGATCTTGTGCGGTAAGTTGCTGACCATTCTGTTGCGCCTTGACCATCGCATCCATTTGTGTCTGTGCCGTAGCCATGATATTTGAGGCATTGGCAGCGGCAGCGGCATAGCCCTGTCTCTGTTGATCCTGTGTTTGAACGCCCGCCGTAGTAGCTGCTTGAGCGCCTGAAAGGCCACCCGCTTGTTTAGCGAGTTGATTTTGAGCGTTTTGATTAGCTAGTTGAAGTGATTGATTAAGATTAGCACCTGTCGTTGCGTATTGGTTAGCGACATTTCCGGCCGTAGCACCATAGTTCGCGTTGGAAGCCTGGATAGCCCGTGGGAGTCCACCAAGAATACCAGTTAATTGAGATACTTGATTCTGTGCCTGATTAAGATTATTAACATCATAACCGGCATTTTGATTAGCTTTTCCAAGTTGCTGGGCGTAAATATCAGTACCTGACTGCATATTCTTTGTGAAGTCTTGCAACTGCGACTGGGCCTGATTGGCACTATCCCGTGACTGGTTATACTGATTAGTGGCATTAGTGGCATTTTGATTATAGAAACCCTGCAAATCCCTATCCTGTTGGTAGGCAGTCGCTTGCATTTGGTCTATTGAGGGTAATCCGGCCATATCTTATTTCCTTTGTAAACAAAAAAACCGCCTGTCAGCGGCTTATTACCTTATGGGATAATTATAGCATATAAGATAATAAATCAAGCCTGACTCGGCACGGATGTAGCCGTTAAATCCTCCACGAAAATATAGGCGCGAACCGTCACGAAAAAGCCGATCACACTAGGTGTTGGCGTAATACCATCGTTAGTCCACGTCTTCTTGACGTAGAAATTCACACTAGTTGCATCCACATCAACCTCGAACGTTGCCGAGGCTGGCGAGACGCCCGAGGCACTCCCGAGTATCCATACACCTTCAGACCCCAATACGGTCGTGAAGTTGTCGAGTGATACCAAGAACCAGGTTGAGGGAATATACGTGTAGCCATGGGTAAAGCTATAGACCAATGTGCGCGTTGTCCCAGTGTTTCCTGGACTCGGCGCCGGGTTTGGTGGTTCACGGTTGAACAGGAGTGTAATAACCTGGAAACTATTCTTGCTAGTTGAATCGAGTTTAGCAAAGGGATAGCGCGTGCTAAACGTGACATTCTGGCCGGACGCAGTGGTCAAGGATGTACCCGGTGCTGATACTGATATTGGACCATTCTTGCCCATCAGTACGTTACCTGCAAAGTGTTGGCTACGACCAATGGGTCGCGAAGAACTACAAGACTGCCGAAGTTGTTATTAGGAAATGACAAAAAAGTGCTGGTAAGCCGAGCCTGGGTTACACCGTTAGAAACAGCCTGTGATGCACTGTCTATCCCGAAGAGGTACCCGCTCTGTTGTGCACCTGGTGCGAGTGGCTGATAGGTCTGTTTCTGCCCTGGACCGCCAACAAAGGCAAGCACCCATGGCGTATAGCCGACAGGGTTGTTATAGCCGATAAACTTACCGCCGAGATTGTTGGTGCTGACCTGAGTGACGATCGACAAGACAGCGGGCGACTGAGCACGCGAGTGGAGGATGTAGTCACGTAGGTCATTCGATGCCATGCTCTTGTTGTACTTATTCACCTTTATTCCCGTGGTTGGGTCATATCCCGTCTTTACCGTCGGGAACTGTGGCAGTGTGTAATCGACTCCCTTTGAGATATCGACGTTGTAGCACTTGATGCTGACCGTATACGTGACCTGGTTATATATACCATTATTCCTGAGATAAATATTGTTGTTATCAAACGTCAGTGCCACATCATTCTGGGGGCCGGACAGGTTACCGGACACGCCAAACGTCCTGCCGATGCTAACACCGTTCAGAATCGACCAACCCATAACGAGCGGATAGAAACCAAGATTATGGGGGACAGTCACAGTCGCCAGATAAGCGACATCAACACGCGCCTCGAAGGCTATCGCAAGAGATGGCCAATCTGAATTGAAGACATATTGATAATCGGCGGCATAAGGGTCACTAACGCCAATCTGTGTTACTCGTATTCCTCCGGATTTAGTAGCCACCTGTCGTACCCATCGCTACCCTGATATTACCATTTGAATCGGTCACAGTAGTGCCTCCCTGCAGATTCTGTGTACCAGCAGTGGAGCCCGTCTGGATCTGGCGCGGGGCAACAGTCTGATTGGACATTTGACCATTATATAAGAGTGCTTCTAAAGATAAATAAGGTATCGTTGTAAACCCCTCCTGTATCTCACCCTTAGTTGCGGGCTGGATCATAAAGTTAACATTACCAAAGGTCGAGGAATAGGCCATCATCATCATGCTAGCATTAGGAACATTTGCTGATATCTGAGATTGAAACCCGCCATCTTCGTACATGATATCTCCTAGTTATCTGGTGCTACTTCGACTTCACCCATTGTTGGGTCTACTTCTAGTGTAACACCCGTAAAGTTTGGTGGCGCAGTGATATTTGTTGGGAGCGTAAAGTCAAATCCATATGATATTTCATGGAAACGTGTATTTACTTCTATGAGCGCGTTGGTTGCACTTGTTGTATTAATAGAAGACTGGGTCACTTTACTACCTCTATCAAGTTTATAATAAGGTGTTACCGTTGAACCAGCAGGCAACGCTGTGAAACTAATCTTTACCCTGTTGGCATATTTTTGTTTAAAACGTGACCCACCATCAAAAATGAGAGACTCCCATGTACCCGTTCGCGCAGCAGCAGATGTGTTGTCGAGAACATCAATACCATAACTAGTTACTCCACCTTGAGTATATGACCACGAAGTATAGAGCGTATCGACAAAGTTCTGGTTCATGCCGATCTGTAAATTGGTAATACCATTGGTATTGTTGTTTAAAATACCGTTTGATAGCTGATACGAGTACCCAAATGAATTAGGGAATGTCATTTCAACTGCACCCCATGACCAGTTCCCATAATCTACATTAGAATTAGTGGTAGAAGATGGATATCCCAATAAAAGGATATTGTAACGTGAGGTAAACATATTAGGGTTAACAATTGTAGAATCGGCTGTACCTAAAAAATCGGTATTCTGATAGGCTATTTTCCTGACTTTAATGACCGTCGTACCCCCGCTCCATGCATAGAGTGAACCAGCGACTGTGAAATAAGTCACATTATTTATGCTATAAAGGCCGTAGGGCGCGCCCATCGGGATGTCAATGATAGAAGTAGGTTGAGGGGTCGTACCATCCCAGAAATACAAGGCTCCATCCTGAAAGTTACGGGAAGCATTTTTGCTTCGACGCTCTACACCAATAACTAATTGGTTATTATTGGTCGTTAGTCCACATACCTCATATCCTGCTTTAAAAACGAGTTGATGTCTAATCCATGAATTATTATCTGGAACCGCGTCATTAGAAAAATTATACGTTGAAAGATATTGGCCATTGCCTATGCAAAGAGCCTGTCCATTGCCTGTTCCCGTCGCCACATTGAATAATGCCGTAGGATGCCATCCATTTGTCGTCTGAACGAGCCTGTAGGCGCTCCAAGTCATATAAGCGGACATGAAGTCTCCCGTCGCACTAGAGCCATAAGAAACGGGCACAACGGCTATTGTACCGTCTGAAACGGTCGATGTAAGATGCCAGTGATAATTAGCAGCACCCGATGCTATACCACCACCAACAAGAACCCTAATCTGTGACCCAAAAACAAACTCATTGAGGGCATTTGATGTAACATTGGCAGTGGTCAACGTTTTAGAAGCTAATTTATTGTTCTGTGAATCGTGAAGCGTCAGCGTATAGTCACCTGTCCCCTTGGTAGCGATGTAAACAGAAATAGAATAACCCGGTTCAATATCCGGTGAAAACACGCAGAATTGACCAGACGCCTCAGATAGGGAGGTTGGAACAGCAAACGTCGCGCCTAAAGTTGTTGCAAGTGAGCGTAACGCGCCATCAAAGTTAGCTGTGTCAGGATCGTATATCTGAGTCGTACCATTATTGATAGAAACTGATTGTGCGAAATTATTACTTCTAAATGCTGGTTGCCCTACATTGCCTGTCGTAACTTGTCCGTACATGGAGACGCTTGTTTGACCAGGAATATATAACTGATCGGTGACTTGGTTGTAAAGAATACCAGCAGAACCATTCTCGGACATTTTCGCCTCAACAGATATATTGTTTGAAGTATCTATCTTATAAATATAACCGGCAGACCCAGCCATCCAACGTACTCCATTGAGGTCTTGGTCAATTGCAAGAGGAAGATCCGATAACGTACTCGAAAGTGCTCGTGGTGCTGGTAATACTGACATTTGAGCCGGATCTGAACGAAAATCAAGGTTACGAGATTTATAAAATGAATTGGCGACACCTAACTTATTAGATATTGATGTTCCACCTGTAAAAAAATTCGTATTGACTTGAATCTTGTTTGAATTACCTGAACCTTTCGCCATAATAAGATTATCCGCTTAACCCTGTAGGGGGCACATTAAATATGTTGTAAATATCACCTGCCTGCTTAGTAAAGACGATGCCCGTTGTTTTAGCCGCATACGTCTCCTGGTATTGGTCGAGGAGATTCTGAAATAAACTCAGGTATTGGTTAGCATTGGCGATGTCCTTGCGTTTGAGGTAGAACTGATAAGCGGCGTAATAGACAAGTCCCATGTGATAATCCTCTGGGATGTCTGGGGCGGCACCGATAATGTATGGAGCGCTGGCGTTGGTCTGATCTTGATAGAAGTTCGCAAGGGTTAGGTGCGAGGAGTCAGCGACGGAAGCGATCTGATACCAGTTGCCTCCCGTGCCATCGGTAACAGAGAACCACCCATTGACCATGCTCTGTGTGAAGCTCGAACTGCTATCTGTGACTGTCTGCGAGCCGTTAGAAACGCTTGCAGTACCCGTTACGTCCGCAAGGCTGTAATCGGGTAGCCGTGGTTCGTAAGACACGCTGAGAGTGCCGACGTTACTAGTAGAGGGCGCAGGCCAGATAGAGACAACATTAAACCCCTTAATGAAGAACATTGTCGGGATATAGATGGTGACAGCGGGGATGATATTCAGTTCGTTCCACTTGTGTTCACTTGGTACCTCAGTCAGCGGGTAGACGATGCCACCAGCCGTGATCTTTACCTCTGTCGCCCGCACGAAGTCGGCCGGCAGTTGGTAGTCCTGCTGTGCATTGACGAGGCTGGCAGTCACTTCTTTGCGCGTCCAGTAGCGTCGAGCGGCGTTTTTGAACAGTCGTAAACCCTGGTTGATGTCCTGGGCGATATTGGCTTGGGTCACTCCCCCATCGTTTGGTGTTCCCACCATGTCATAGGTTCTGGCAGCAAGTTTATTGAAGGTCAGCATTAGATAGCCTCAACCAATATCCATCCTGGCGATGTAGCGGACATTTGAGTTGTCTCTGTTCCGGTGTCGCAGAGGATGCCAAAATTATATGTTTTCGCCCCAGCAGCGGGTTGGACAATCGCTTGGATGTTCAACCCAGTCCCAGCGCTAGCTGTTGAATGCGTCGTTGCCCAACTCTCTAACTGGGTACCAGATCCTACAGTTCCATCCCATATAGATGCCGTTACCGTCGATATATTGCTATTTAACGATTTCGATATATACCCAGTGATTCTAACTCGTCGGCCACCGGCAGGAATCGTCACGGTCACGGTTAAACCTGTCACCTGGACTGCAGTTGTGCTAGCCGTAACAAAGTTGCTCGTCGCCGATACATACCCGAGCGTAATCGCAGCAGTGTCAAGTTTTACCGCCGTAACGGCATTTGTTTGGAGGGCGGCCGTATTGACTTGGTTCGCAATGGCAGCGCTCGCTAGTACCCCAGCCGTGACAGACATGCCGTAGATCGTTCCGTTGTTTGAAACGGTAAAACCGCTAACAGTATCAGCGGTAATCGTGGCGTTGGTAATCGTTGGCGCATTAACCGTCGGGCTGGTCAGTGTCTTATTAGTAAGAGTCTGAGTGGCGGCTAACCCTACGACGGTATCCGAAGCATCTGGGAGGGTGAAGGTTCGCGTATTACCTGTCGTGATACCAGACAGTTGGAACTTGGCCTGTTTTGTTGTATCTGCGGCGTTTTGAACGGTAAAGAGGGTATCTTTAAGGGTGACAGTATTAGTAACGCCGAGGGTCTTGTTAGAAAGTGTCTGAGTAGCCGAGATGTCTACTGGCTGTCCCGTGACACCGAGGAATGTACTACGGCTAATCGCCTGAGTCGCGGTCGCGGTCGCAGTGTAAATAGGGATGTAATCATTCGTGCCATCAATAGTGCTGGCGACAGGTAGTGCTGTTGCTCCAGTAGCGGTTCCGGCAATGACAACATTAGCCATTACACCTGACTCCACGCAGTTGCGTATTTACCAATCAAGTAGTAAGGGGTTGGAATAATGTTGGCTAAGGTATTGGTAACAAGTAAGTTGCCGAGGTTATCTTGAAAGAAGATGCCCGTCTGAGGGACGACATAACCTAGACCGGAGTTGGGTAGCCATTTTGTTGGGATCTTCGCCATATGACCTCCTAAACTATGTCAAACCAAAATGATAGTGTCGATGCGCCAGTGTTGGCTTTCAGGTACAACACAGAGGTCAGGCCAACATCTACCGTGATGAGAAGGCCGGTTGGAATCGTGAAGTATTTAGTCGCCACTGTGGCGTCAGCCTCACTCACGTTGACCGTATTAGTCAGCGCTAGGAAGTTAACCCGTACCGCATTGAGGGGAATCGTTAAGGTTGTGGCTGATGCATTCGATACTGTCGCCGGTGAGGCAACAGGTGAACCGGAAATATCAACCGTCTGCGGGCCATTCGCAGTTGCCCCAGTCATCGCGTTATGACTACCGTCATTCTGCACATTACCAAAATTACTCTCTTGTCCAGGTTCTACCGCCGCCGCCTTTTTCGTAAATGTATAAGTAGCCATTATTTCTCCTATTAAAAATAGCCCCAGCACTACGGCTGGAGCCTTATGGGTATAGTATACCTTAGTAACCGTCCTAAATCTAGCCTAATTGATTATGAGCCAATTAAACGTGGACGTGTCAAGAACGTTTACCGAGTTCACTGTAAAAGACACCCCCGCGCTTTTACTACTGACAGATAGGACTCCAACGTTGGTAAGCGACGATACGGCATCAGTCAGGAATATAAGGCTACTGGCAGTGACGGCCGTTGTCGAAATTGTGACAGTACCTCCAGTTAACGTCCCAGTACCAGCGGTGGCGTTTGAACCTGTTGTAATGTTTAGTTTGGGCGTCTGGATATAGTAACCTGCATTCACTTGTAAGCGGGCACTCGTAATGTCTACAATGTCGTTGCCACCGACATAGTTATTGATATTCCCATTTGGTGCTACGAACTGGAGATTACCCCCTGAATTATTGTTGTAGAATCGTAGTGCCGCTGTGCCGAACGGTGCATCAAGTCCCATGATTGTCCCAGCCAGCGAGGCATTCGGGGCAATCGCAATTCCTTGATCCCCTGTAATGGTAGAAGTAAACTCTTTAGCCCCGCCAATCGTTTGAGCCGTTGTGGTATCGACATACTGGATTGTGGTAGCACTGAGGATGTTTAATTTTCCACTCGTACCTGAAGTTGGGATGTTATTGGCTACTATAATATTTGAGCCGTCGCCACTGGTCGCCTCATTAATGCCGTAGCGGGCTTTAGGGTTGCCAGACATTATGATCGTGTTATGACTAATATTGTTACGGGCTGACGCAAAGCCAGAGCTGCTACCCTCTACAAGGATCTCATCGTAGGCACCGTTTGACGCTTGTGAATTGTTGACAAAGACATTGCCTTGGATGATGTTGTCGCTTGAGCCGAACAGGTAGAGACCAAAGAAGCCATTACCCGCCACGTAGTTGTTTGAGAATATGTGCTTATCTTGCTTGTAGAAATTGGCACCGTACTGGCTATTGTTCGTAATCTTATTACCAATATAGATGTTTCCTTCATTGAGCCATGCCGATATATCATCATTAGCAGCATTAGTTGCAATGCCATACTGACCATTTGAATCGAAGGTGCATCCGATGATCGAGTTACCTTTAGAGCCAGTACCGGAGACCTCTCCCGGTGACGTTAATACGCCATGACGGAGGTTGCTATTACCACGACAGCCGTACATGTGACAGCCACCAGATTGTTCCATCTCGTAGCCATGGTAATTGTTGTCATACGCAAAGCAAGCGTCAAATACGGCGCTTGGAGCATTATAAACCTGGACACCCGCACCTGTCATGCCGTGGACAGTAACGTTCCTAATAATCGCGTTGTTGCTTGTGCCGCTGACATAGAGACCATATTGCGTGTATGTATAGGCACCTGGTGAACCGGCTTGATTAGTTCGATTGCCATCGATCGCTATTCCCTCAATGACAACATTCACCCATGATTCGGTCTTGACAATGTTGTCATTTCGGGTCGAGCTGGCCTTAAGTTTTAGGATCGAGCCCGCTCCAGTCCCTTGGAACTTGACGTTGGTTTTGACCTGCAGGCCGGGGTTCGGGTCGATGATATATGTACCAGCGGGGATAAATACTGTTCCTCCGCCTGCTGCATACGCGGCATCGAGTGCTGATTGGATTGCAGCAGTATTATCTGAACTTCCAGTAGTAGCCCCATAATCCAAGATATTATATACAATCTGTTTTGTTTTACCAGAGACAGTCGGTGTAGCTGAGAGCGTGGCAGATGACCCAAACGGAATCATGTCAACTCCCTAACCATGTGATGACGGGAGAACCCGATACACATATCACATAAATAACATTTGTATTATTCACCGCAACACTTATCGAAGAACCCGGAGTTAGTTCGGTACCCGTAGAAGTGGTGACAGCCGTACTCCCGACGAATATGCTCACGGCATTTGTCGAGAGAGATTCTAATACGACCCCTTGTGTTAATGCCCCGCCTGGAAGAGCAACGGCACCCGTGGTGACCGTTTGCTGCCCGTTTCTAATGGTTCCTGGCAAACTGCCCGCACTTGTGTCTATCTCTGTGATGATCGCACCAGTAGCGGGATCAACTGCTACCGGAACTGGAGTTTTTCCGTCCACCGAGGAAGTCCCTGCTAAAAGAGGTACGTGGTTTGCTCCGAATGGCTGAGGCTCCGTTGTCCAATTGGCGATGATAGTTCTCCTAATAAAAAAGAGCCCATGACGGCTCTTACCTTATAGGGTTATTATACATCATAATCAATACCAGCAATACCGTAATTCATTTTAAGACGACGTTCCTTTTGATTAAGCTCAGATTCATGTTCCTTCAGGGAGGCTTCCTTTAAACTGTATGATCGCTCACGGGTTTCTATGGCCTTGAGCCGCATGACCAAATCATCTTCTAGTTCGTTAAGTTTACGCTGCCTCTGAACGATTTTATCATCTAGCACCTGTAAATCTGCCTTGTATTCACTCACCTTGGTGTTATAGACCTTAGCCAATGACTCGAACTTATCCTGAACATGCTCAATCTCTTCCGTTAAGGCTGCCTTGTCCTGTCCGAGACGGATAATATCGGCAGATAGTTTGTTCTTTTCAGTATGGACATTTTCGGCTTCTTTATGAAACTCAACAAGGGTGCTATTCCATTCAGCGATGGTATCTTCGGTTAGTTTTTCTTGTTCTTTGAAATAATCTCTGGTCTCTTTGACCTGATTCTGTATATCAGTTAGCCCGGTCTTTTTTACCCGGATACTGGAATTAACGTTGATCACCTGTGCTTTTAGGCCAGCAAGTATACCCTCTTGGGTCTCGACCGCTTTTCTGGCATCATCCTCTTGGTTACGAAACTTCTGTACCAGTTCCTCCGATCTGGTCACCATCTCACTCACCTCGATGGTGTGGGCATTTAAGACGCCTTCTTTTGCCTTGATCTGTTTATCCAAGACGTTAAGTCTAGCCTCCATCGCGCCAATATCAGAGGTCTTGTCGTTCTCTAAGAGTACTTCAATTGCGTTGATGGCCTGTTGACGTCTAGATTTCTTTTCGAGGTCGGCCGACTGGTTTTGGTGCATCTAGTTCTAAGTCCTTTGTAGCCATATCAGCGGCTTTGGCCTCATTGTTATAGGCATTAAGAATGTCTTTCTTGCCAACAAAGAATTGTTTAATAGCCTCTACTTGGAAGTACGGATCTGTCCAATCAGCAACGCCAACTCGGACATCTATTTCACCGGAGTCGATTTTAGACTGTACACGGCTCATGGCGAGTTGCTTAACGCCTACTTCAATCATCAAGTCGGCCTCGTAGGCTGGACAGAGTTTCGTATCACCAGGTTGTAATATTACTACCTGTGGTACACGTTTTTGGATAGTATTCTTGTGTCCTGGATAATCAGAATAGGTTTCAATATCCGCCGGTGAGGCATATTGATATTTGAGTGGTTTCACGTCCCCATTAATGACGGTGACAAAATCTTCTGGTTCATATAACTCACGCAATCGCTCACGGATAGGTTTTACATTTGTATTCGTCGGCGCACCGTAATAGTCATCACTTTGCATTTTTTGATTCCTTTGTATTACTCAGTTTAAAGTTATCAATCAGATCAGTTATTAGGCGGTACTCACCCTGCAGTTTGACCAACTCAGTATCTAACTCGGTGATTTTGTCAGTGTGGGATTTTTTCTGTCCGGTAAGATCATTAAAGTTGGACTCAATAGTAGTTTTTTTATCTCGCAAAGATTGGATATCCATATTAGATGCATTTTAGCATAAGTTATACGAAAAGAAAATAGCCCCCTTCTGGAGGCTAGATTCTTATGTCCGTTAGGCTATGAAGCCGTGGTAATCGCTATCCAAGTAGTTGTACCGTTATTCACGTAGAGACGGGTCGAAGTACTTGAGCCACCTGTATTGATACAGAGATCCCCTTTTGTACCTGAATGCGTCGGAGCATCGCTAGTAACCCACAATTTGATACCAGTTGAGAACAGTGTCAAAGGCGCACCAGCAGCAACTGCACCGGCGGTCGCGGGAACTGCCGTACCAGATTTAGCCGTCAAGGCACCAGTGACCCCGAGTGATACACCTGTGGCGGCCGCGCCGAGGACAATGTTGCCTGTCGCTGTACCGTTGACCGTCACCGTTCCAGCACCTTTAGCGTTAACTGTCAGGTTCTCATCTGTACCAGAACTTAAGACCGAGACCGCAACACCGGCCGCAGCCGCAGCACTTTTAACCTGCAAGCCAGTAGCTGCTGAAGCCGTAGATGCATCAACATTGAAACTTGGATTAGTTGTGCCGTTCGGCCCGGCCACTAACGTGTTAGCAGAGGCGGAAGTAATACCGACATTACCGCCAAAAGCACTAAAGCCGCCACTGTTATTGAGGTTGAGTGTACCTGAACCCTTGGCATTCACCGTCAGGTTCTCATTCGTGCCGCTAGAAACAGCGGCAATGGTTACGCCACTAGCAGCAGCTGCGCCGGTCACAGCCAAACCTGTCGCAACCGAGGTTGTCGAAGCGTCAACCTTAAGTACGGGGTTCGTCGCGCCGTTAGCACCTACCGCAAGGGCGCTCGCACTAGTTGAGGTGATGGTAGTCGCTCCCGTACCTACCGTACCAGTGAACGAAGTTGCTCCAGTGAAGGTCGCTGTGCTTGCCACAGTAAGGGGTTCATTTGCATTAAGACGGATACCATTTTGTCGTATAGCCGAGCTGTATTGACCGAGATCTTGTGTTGACATATGTCCCCCTTAAATGATACTTAGTTCGACCGAAGCGGTGTTGCTTACAGCACTTGCTTTAGCCCAGCCAAGATTACCAGTTGTTGCAGCGGTTATGATGACATACCCTGCTGTGCCAGCTTGATCTTGAGCAATACCGAGACCGATAGTCGCAGTAGTGGCTTTAACAATAGCTTTTCCTGCAGTCTGCACCCAACCATAGTTAGTAACCGAGGCAGTGTTCACGATTTGCGTGACTGTTACACCGGCTGGAGCATTACCTGTAGTTGAGGCAGCACAACCGTTGTATTTAGATAGAACTAAGTTTACGACGTCTGTGCCTGGAACTAATGTGGTAGCGCTAGCTGGGAGCGGGTCTTGTAGAAGCAAAGTGATGTATCCACCGTTAGCCGCTGCCGTGTTACCAGCAAGTTTTAGACTGTATGAAGCTGTCGAGGATGCACCACCGACGTTAATCTCGACATATTGGAACTGGTCTTGAGTGACGGCGGTTACACCGTTGGTGACGACCAATGTTCGTGAGCCAGCCAATAGGTTAGCGGCCACCTGACCACCTGTGCCGGTTGCGGTAATCGCAAGTGCTGTCGAGTTAGCGGGTGCAGCAGGACCGACAAGCAAGAAGCCCGGTTGGATAGTGGAGGTTCCACCGAACTTAACGTATCGGAACTGACGACCATCTTCGCTGACACCGAGTGCGCCATATTGGTCATTCTTGACCGTATCGAGAGTGTTTATGTCGGTTGTTGTTAATACTCTATATCCTGTTTCCATAATATACTCCTTAGTTTCCTGTTATGCCGGTTAGTTTACCATTACGGCGTGGCTGACGACAGATTAAGTTTCCAAGAAGGATGACGACACCGACCTGACCAAGTTGGTTGATCGAACTCATCAGATCACGGAATTGGAAGGCAGATGGGAACGGAACGTCTTCGTAGAAGCCCTCCATGCTCTCAACCGTTGAACCAATATCACGGAGTTCCGGTGATTTCTGTACCGCAAAGTCAATGTAGTTATCGTTAATCCAGAAGAATGTACCGCCAGTTGCTTTGTCGTCGGCGTAGATGTCACGACCGCGCCAAGTGATCGAGATGAACCCGCCAGCACCACCGAGTTCGGCGCCAGTGTTAGGGCCAGAACCTTTAGGGGTTTTGCCATCAACACGGTTGTAGCCGCGAACACTCGTACTCTCGTAACGGGCAGATAGCATTGGCTGGATCAAGCCTTCGACGTAAGTCCAGATTGCCTTGGTGGTGAGACCGAAACTTGGAGATTCGGATGTTGAGCTTGCTGCTGATACGTTGTCAAATTCACTCGATAGGTAGCTGAGTGTAAGAACACCGTTTGATACTGCTGTGACATCGGCGGCAAGGAATGGGTAAGTTGTGCGGGACAAACCACCGTAAGTAGGTGCGTTTGAACCACTGTCAACCACATTTCCAAGACCATCAAAGGCTTTGCCAAGACCGAAACCGTACAATTCGGTACCGATGCTATCAGCCATGGAGATTTTAGCCTCGTCCATCTTTGCTGTTAGAAGTTTGATAACCTGAGATTCAGTATTACCGTTAACCGCTGCTTCGATACCAGGGATGACGATTGATTGGTATTGACCAGTCAAGTAGAACGTCATTTGACGAGTGTTGTTAGTGGCTGCTGTGCTGAATGTGTCCATTCCATTGAATGCACCACCAGTTGTGCTAAAGGCAGTTTGGATAGGAACGTTGTATGATACGCCTTCCCAGTCAATTGTCTTAGACAACATTTTTGATGTGAACACGTTCGAGTTCGATACTTGGTCTACAAGCGCAGGCAAGATGTACTGATAAGTGATATCAGTCACGCGGTTTGTAAATATTTGTCCGCTCATATATACATATGCTCCTTATTTTAGTGCTAAAAAAAATAAGGGCCCTGCGGCTCTTACCTTTATGCAATAAGAATAACATTGTGAAATTCTAAATGCAACTATTTATTTTGAATTTTGCCCAGCACATCTTTTATAACCACTCTGACTTCTTTGTATGTGCCCGGGACAGTAGTGTTGCGAAGTTCCTTGTCCAACTTCTCTGCTTCTTTTTCGGTGAGCAGATCAAGACTCTCTAATGTTGCAATGAATAGTGATATATAGTTCTCCATTAAATTCTTCCTTGTTTATAGAGTTGATAGACATTTTGTAGTGATGTACCAGGGCGGAGTGGACGAGCCTTGGTATCCGTTGACGAGCCTTGTGGTGCGCCCACCTTAGAAGCGGCTTTCTCGCGTTGGATTTGCTCTGCACTCTTGGGTTTTACTTCTTCCTTTTCAATCGCCTTTTTAATCTCGGGAGTCACCCCCTTTGGATTAAGGGCGTAGTAGCGATAGGCCGCATCCTCATAACTGACCCGGTACATCCGACCAGACCCATTGTACTTCTCAAAATAACCGGCATTAATTTTCTTATAGAAGTCATAGATCTTGTTTGACTCTTGAACTGCTGGATCATCGTTAAAACGGGGATCGTTAACTGGATATTTAAACTTTGATAAAAGTCCAGCCTTTTGCAGACTCTTTACATCATTCTGAATATCAACAGCCTCCAGTGATTCAAAGTCTTTATTTGCCCGCTGAGCCTCTTCGTTGCGGTACTTGCCCAGTAATTCACGGGCGTTGACCTCTTGGGCTGCGAGCGCTGCACTAAATGCTAACTCGGCACGTTTAGACGCAAACTCAAACTCATCAGGAAGTTCCTCTAATCGCTTTACATTGTATAGTTTATCTTTACCGTCTGCGCCCTCATGCCCCATAACCTGGATGTTAGGGAGATTGTCGATGATGTATTTTTGCCAATCTGGGAGTGGTTCGAGTTTTGTTTCTTCTGGGATGTCTTCGAGTTCTACATCGTCAGGAGCCTCCTCTACATCATCTTTGGGAGTGTCTTCGACTACCTTATCTTTTTCGTCCTCAATCTTTTCGTCCTCTTTTGGGAGAGAGTTAAGCAGACGATCAACTTGGCCTTTTAACGGGCGGGTTGGATCGAGGGCTATTTTTGGCCTGTCCTCTGGTTTCGGGATGGTGACTGCTGGCTCATCCTTTGGGTTCTCTACTGGGGGTAATTCGTCTTCCATTGATTTCCTTCCTTATTAAACTGGGGGCAATTGTGCTGGATTAGATAAATTGACTTGTGGCTGTCCACCACCAAGAGGCATACCACCTTGAGGTAGTTCACCTGGCTGACCTTGGCCTACTGTTGGGGGGACACCTGGTAGTGGTGCTGGCTGCTGGAGGATGGATTGCATTGGTGATTGAGGCATCGGAGGAGCCATGGGCGCACCCTGTGGTATCATCCCCGGTTGCGGCATACCTGGCATCTGTCCAGGCATCATTGGTGGTTGAACCTGTTGGACGCCAGTGGCTAATACCTGTGATGGAAATTGCTTAGGTTGCTCGGGTGCCTTCGATGCTTCGTCTAATTCTGTATGGAGTTCGAGAGAGTCAACGGCTTTGTTTATGAACTTGATGATGGTTGCTTGGATCTTCGGTTTGGCCTGCATAAACTCGTCACCGATCAACAATTTACGCATCTCCTCCACATATTCATGAGTTGGGTCTTGACGATCTGTCGGAGTACGGCCAGCAATTAATTCGGTCCAGTCAACGACGGCATCAGCATCAGCTTCGTTAACTGCAAGATCCTGGGCTAACTTACTTGGGTCTGATTTCCACTCCATAAAGTTATTATAGAGCTTTTTAGGATTGTCCATGTGAAGTAGATCGTAACCATCGTAAGGGCTAAGAACACCCATTTTCAGAAGATTAAGTGCTACTGATTCCTGACGTGATTTATCAAAGGCTAGGGTAGTACCAGACTTAACCCTGACTAACATGCCTTTTTCAATCTTATTTTTATGCATCTCAATAAAGTCGAACTTACCATCACCACCATTAACCGTCGCGTAGTGGGTATCTGTATACCAGACAGTCATCATCTGGCCTAAGAACTTAAAGTACTTGTCCATACCGTAGTCAACTGAACGGACAATCTTGTCCTGTCGGCCACTTGCTTGGTTCTTGATCATCAGGGCTTCGCTGGCGGTTTCTTCTTGGTTATCGTTCTGGCCGGTGAATTGTGATGGGGTGCCAAGGATACCATGGATTCTCTGGACGGTTTGGGTTAGCTGGGTAATAAGTTCGCTGGATACTAATTGTGGCGTGAGCTGAGCTACGACATCGCTCACGTTTTGACCGGGTTTTGTTTTTACCAATAGCAGTTGGTTTGGATCACCCGTAAAGTTCTGGGCGTCATCTTTGGTCATGGCATGGGAGTCAATCACTTTAAATCCATTAGCTGTGGCGAGATTGTCCATCACCTGACGACCGAGTTTGTTCAAAATGTCCTGCTGCGGGATAGCTTGTTCGAGAGCATTTGTACGGTCAATCCAGTTTGCCCCATCATTAGTAAGATTGAACGGAATAAATGGTTTCATTGGGGCATCGAGGAAGTTTGCGCCTTCATTCTCGTATAGCCAATTTGGGTTCTGGCATTTATCAAGGACTAGATCATCAACATACCACGTCACAGCCTCTTGCGGTTTGTTGTCTTTGTCGAAGTAGGTAAACCACACTTCACGATAGGCCACCTCAGCGGTCATGTTGCGCGATCCCTTGCGCTTGATAGTAAAATGCTGTAGGATTTGCCCCTCTTTATCTGGGAATCTCGAAATGAGTCCCTCGACATTGTCTTTGAGTACGTGACAAATGAAACGTGGGTTTTCCCCTAATTTAGCATTTTTGTCGATAATAATATGATTCGGGTCAACAACCTCGGGGACAATCTCACCATTTCGTCCATGGAGTGGATCCCATCGTAATTTTAGTATACCGATGAACTTACCGATCAGGTTATAGACGGCGCCTTCCATCTTGCGTGGCAATTCAAATCTGTCCGAGTGGGACAGCATATATTTCTCAAGATTCTGAGCAAGGACAGCTGAATCAGTCTTATCAGATGCAGGATATACCTCAGCCTTTGGGGTCTGGGCGCATACATACGAGATAATCGCATCGATACCAACAAAGATCTCGTTGTCTACGAATGGTGTCTGGTGGCGGTATAGTTTATTTTCAGATAGGTGCGCGCCCTGTAGCATTTGGGCGTTCTTTAATCGTTTTGATTTGAGATTGAAATGGTTGATATCGTTGTACCAATCTTTTGAATCCTCGATAATGATGTGGAGGTTCTTGATAATATAGGCATCGTCCAAGTCGAAAGATAAAGTCGGCAGCTGTTCAAGTTCACCATCTCTACTGGCGAGATCGTCAAGGTTGTAGTCTGACTGCGGCTGGGTGAAGAGTTGTGGATTAATGGTTTTTTACTCCTATAAAATAAGCCACGCCTAATAGCGTGGCTCGAAACCTTATGGAGACATTGTAGCATTATAAAAAGGAAACAGCTAGCCTTGTACTTTAGCTAGCTGTCTCAATATATCCATCCCAAGCATTGTCGTACGCTGCGAGGGACTTCAACTTATTGAGTATATCACTGAAAGTAAAAATTGTACATTGTTTCGCACCCATGACACTTCTTCTGTACCAGTCCCATATTCTTAGGTATCTCTTGCTCGGGATAGCCATCGCCCTGCCATATAGCTACAACGTCTCTGTTGACGTGAAACAGTCGTGACCGGCAGCGCATACAAAAATAGGGTACAGCCTCTGGTAGGTTTGTTCGTGTTAGGATGATTCCCCATGTCCACATTACATGCTTCTCCAATCCCGGTCTTGATGACCACTCAATAGTTTTTGTATGTCTAATCCTGTCCCCTCAATCGTACCATCTTCATTACCTCGCCACTCGACTTTAGCCTTATTCGCTTCAGGGAGGTTCGGTTCAATAAACTTAGATCCTAGGTCATATTCCCCTTTGTAGTTTACAGCAAAGAACTCAGTCTGTGTCCGATGATGGGATGTCCAGTCATGCACGGGTTTAGTGATCGGCGTGACGGCTTGGCTCGTTTCTTCACGTTTAGGATAATGAGCGTTTTTAATTGCTTCAGCCCACCAACGTGTCCCCTCGGTGTCATTCACGGTCAAGTGTGTGAATAGACGACGGGTCGCGTCTCTTCGATGAATCCAGTCATTTTCTTGATCGTTAACTTGCACGTCAACACCATGTTCCTCAAGGATAGAGTACGGGCTAACACCCGATTCAATATGCCGTTGCTTACCTGACGGATCGCCAAAGAATATATCCTTACGCCACTTGTTTACCTTCCGCATAAAGTCTAGTTGTTTCTCGTTGTAATCAAAGTTATGTTCTTTACCACACCACGGACACTCTGGGACGTTGATACAATCCTCTAATCCAAAGAATGGAAAGTACCACTCAATAATGTGGTCAGTTTCTTCGTGAGCGTCAAGCAGGGCTATCCACTCACTGTTCTTAACCGGCTGCCAGTAGCCTAAAGCCACGGCATCTAGCCCAAGGTCGATAGACACGTACAATGGTAATCCTTCTTCATACTCAATCTGCTGAAATGGCACTTTGGTGATCTCTGGATAGGGTCGTCCGGTCGATGAATACTCCCATGATATGTCCAATTCATGTAATACCTCTTCCTCGCTACGACGTTTCTTTTCATATTCATACCATTTGTCACCTTTATGTGGATGTAATCGCCAGTGCCATGTACGTACTTTAATCTTCCCACTAAACCTCAATACCTTGGAGAATGACGGTTGATCTGGTGGGGTTGTGACCGCATGACGGCAACGTGTAGCATCACCGGCGGCAGTCCATGAGGCTCTTGCATCAGGCCAAAAACCCAACTCATCAAATAGTACATCTTTATAGCGTCCACCACGACTAAAGTTTTTATTGGATGATTCACCTTTTACGACATTACCATTTGCCGGATTAGTTAGCTTCATATACGTCCGATGTTTCTTCTTGTCAAACCCATTTGGTAGTAGCAGGGGATCTTTTATGTTATCTATAAAGTAATCCATTTTACCAAATAGTGAGGCGAGCGTATTGTCATCGACATACTCTTCCTTACGCGAACCTACCAAACATTGGTAGCCCTCGTCAAATGACCAGAACCAAAATCGTACTGCAAGTGCAAGCCATGATGCTCCCATGTCTCTAGACTTCTCATCAAACACATCGTGTCCGGTTCGGATAGCCTCAACTAACCCGTTTACATAATCTTTTTGAAAGTCATAAAGAATAAAGTCAAGATGGTGGGGATATGCCTCGGGACGAGGATCAAAGGTCTTTAGATAATGCTCGATGAAAAACACGCAATCCTTAGCCGCCCTTCGACGATCAGCTTCATCCAACAATTCAATAAGTTCAGACCTTGAGGATACGGTTAATTCTTTCATTCAACTCCTCATCAGATATATCATGGACTTGGTTCAATGAACCGTCTTTATTAGATAAATCAACCTTTTCTTCTGCTTTACCAAATGAGCGATTAAGTAGTCCCTCTAGCGCCTGATTGTTCGGGGCTGATGTAGTTAGGAAAAAGTAATCCTCCACCTTTGAGTCATTTGCATGGGCTTTCATTTCCATTATGCCATCGGTTCCTTCATTCTCATCGAGAAAACGTGAGATGGTATCTACATCTGTTACAATCTCTGGCTTACGTCTTTTACCTTTAGAATCGGTATGGATCACAAATAACATCTGCATTCCGGTTGCAAGAGATAACTGAGCATTGAATAGCTTATCCGCATTTTTTGCTACCCGCTCCTTGAATAAACGCGCTGCCTCTTCACGCTCTATGGTAGCAGGGTTTTTGCTATGCAAGGGACGGCCAGAATTGATACGCCTTCCTCCCCATCGTTTAGCATTCTCTTGATTCTTTTTCGAGTTATCAAGCTCCATAAAATGAGTATAGCATTATTTGAATAGCAGGATAATGATTATAACGATTAGTAGAAATACTATCATCGCTATTCCTTAGACCTAGCAATAGCAACCCGTCGTTTCAATATCACCTTAGCCTGTTTAATCGGGATGTCATATTCAAAGTATAGTTTATGATTCATCCGATAGAGTTCCTTCGTTTCGCCTCGAGAGCTTGTCTTGATCGTTCCTTGCGTTCCTCAGGGGTGCCAACGGAGAATCCCTTGGCAACATGGGCAGAGCCACCTCTTCGGGCAATCATTTTCTGATGCTCCTTCCATTTCTCCTCAGATCCATATTTCTCTATCATGGTTTTTCTCCATTTAGGGGCTGATTCAGCTTTCATGTTGTTCTCGCAATCTATTATAAACTATCGTCGTTGTCTTGATGATGAACTCTACCAGGAAGTAAAGCAGTGACCATGTTATGAGTACCCCGATGACGAGGATGAGAACACTGGCTACAATAATCAGGGTTTGCCCGATGTAGTAAGTCATTCCTTTTCCTTAATCTTAAACAACCACACCACCTGCTGCCCGATCTGTTTGGCATCCACTTGTCCCCATTCATCGGTGTTGGCCTGAATGATGTCGCGAACCTTATCCTGGGAGTCTGAGAAGAGCTGGTCTATGTCCTTCGCCGCCTTTCTTTTACCCCCATCGTCAAGGTAGCCGCCAGTGTCTAGCTTGGTGAGTATCGCGTTGCGGCGTTTGACATACTCATCGTGTGTCAACCACTTCATACCTCAGCCTCCACTTTCCGATACCAATCATGGAGCATAGTGGCCGCCCCGTTTAGTTCCTTGGCCTTATCATCTCTCCCCCACCGGTGAAGCAGGATTGCGACGGTCTCCATACTGCTTGCAAGGTTTTGGAGTGCTGCGGTCATCTGTTCGTTGGTTGGCTTTTCTTCCATAGGTTATTCCTCCTTTCGAGGGTTAGGGGTCGTATTGTTAGTGTCTGCCCTACGAACTTTCGTCGTACTTTGGACGTCTTGTTGCAGGTTATCGGTTGAATCGGCGCTAACTACGATATTTGTTCGTACCTTAGCCGTATTCTGCATGTGTGCGTCTACTGCTTGGAGGATGGCATCGGTAGCCACACGCAATGCCTTCAACTCACTCGGACGATTGTTTGTCTCATAGTAATCGGTAACAAGGGTCTCCAATGGTGACCGCAACGCCTCACGTAGAGCCTCATCAGAGCTAACCTTTGGCGATACTAAATCTAGCGGATCTACCAGATGAGTACAGTAAACACATGATTCAGTAGAGTGGTGAGAGCTACTGGAGTTAGCCTTCATCGCGTAGCCCCCAAGTGCAGTTATCTGGATTGTATTCCCATACGCCACACGAGCATTGATACGGAAACGCCATATTTCCATTACCCAGGACGAACATGTTGCAACGCTCGTGATAGAGATCCCTGACCCTATGAGATTTGTATACTAGTTCTTCTGACCTATTATCTGCTGACATGGTTAGGACTCCTTCACACTGGCGCAAAGGCCACCATCTTTAGGTCGCTGCCCTGCGGCTAATTGATTCCAATCTGATACGGGCTCGACTCCGATTTTATTGCACCACTTATAGAGATGATTCCCGCACCGTCTAATTCGGACAACTTCATTCATTTTAACGACGCCTTTACTATGATGATTCTTGGTGGTTACCTTGAATTGCTTGCTACCAGCACCGTTATAGAGGCATATTGGCGTGTGCTTACTGATTACGTCTTCTTTATTCATACTGACGCCTCCCCACCAGGACTAGGTGACTTGGCCTCTGTGAGGGCTTCTTTTATCTGTTCGACTGCATCAAAGTGTCCTGCTTTGTACCAGCCCGCCCGTATCTTTGATTTGCGAGCATCTTCTGGTATTTGTCCTGTGGTTGGCAAGCTCTGTATGACCGCATCCAACGCTCCGTTTCGATACGTGGCATAGATACCGTCCAGTACTTTCATGTCATTATCCGTTGGCGATCCCTCAATAGTTGACTGCCATGCTTCAATATGCGTCATGAATTGTTCCAGTTGTTCATCAATTTCATATTGCAGTTTATTTTCACTCATATTCACTCCTTACCTTCCATAGACTTTTCAATCTCTGCTATTCGCTCCTCTAGGCTTCGTTTCAGCGAGGCGACTTCCATACCTGCTCCAGCTCTACCGAAACTGGCAGATGTTAGTTGACCAGGTTGCGGCTTGAAGTTGTTTATACGATCAAGTCTGATTTGGTTTTCATCTATCCGTGCCAGTGCTATGTGGTGGTGACGGTCAACCTCGATGAGGGACATTAAAGCGTCAATGTCATCTTTTTGTATTACTGTTGCAAGGTTTACGTTATAGGGTTTACCTTGTGCGTATGCCGTCACCTTTAAGTGTCTTAGGCTATATCGCAGCTCCTCATCATCCATTATTGTTCTCCTTGTTATTATCTTCTAACCACAAGACCCCTTGCTTAAATAGTTCGATACTGAGCTTGCAGGCGGCGTCTTCGGGGGTGTCAGCTTTGCCTT